TACGACATTCAGATCGGAGACTGGCAGAGTACTTGCGGTACAGCTTACAGAGAGACTTGGAGTAAACGGCGGGAAGAGATCGAAGAAGGGGAACCGGCGATGGGGATTGACTGTGCTGACCCACGGGACAACTTCATTGTGTATTCTTCAAGGCATGGACACAAAGCTCTTGCTTCGTTTTCCCGGTGTTGGGATGAGAATGACGAAGAGTATTGGCTGTGTACGACACCGAAAAGAGTATTTGAGATAAAAGGTGAGAAGATTGTAAGCGATACACCGAACGGACATGGGCGAATCCTTCTTGTGGAATATCCGAACAATGTGCGGAGGCTGTCTGATATAGAAATCACCATCACAATGACAGATGCTATTAATCAGATTCAGTCAAACCGTGTAGATGGGATAGAGCAGTTTGTACAGGCTTTTGTGAAGTTTGTAAACTGTGAGATTGATGAAGATACGTTCCTTAGGATGTGTAAGATTGGGGCTTTGAAAGTAAAAACAGTGAATCCTTCATTCCCGGCGGACGTTGGCATGGTATCTTCACAGCTTGATCAGCAGCAGACGCAGACCTCAAAGGACGACCTCTACAAGAATTTCCTCATCATTCAAGGGATGCCATCTAGAGAGCAGAATACCGGCGGTGATACTGGACAGGCAGTGTACTTAAGAAATGGCTGGGATTTCGCCGAGCAGAGAGCAAAGATTGATGAACCTGTTACTATCAAGGCAGAAAAAGAGTTCCTTCGGATTGCGCTGAACATTCTTAAGACGAAGCAGCAGATTTCCGAGGAACTGACCATCTCCGATATTGACGTCAAGATTACTCGGAATAATACGGACAATATGCTTGTTAAATCGCAGGCATTGATTTATCTGCTTGAAAAAGGGATTCATCCGAAGATTGCAATACGAACCGTTGGACTCTGGAGCGACCCGGAAAAAGTTTATCTGGAATCTAAGCCGTATCTGGATGCCAAGTATAAGGTTTCGGAGGATGACCTAGAAACGCAGACAAAGCAAGCAGAACTGTTCGTGAAGTACCTCAATGCCGGGTTCTCCCCGGAAGAAGCCGGAGAAAAATCTGGTATGGGAAAGGTTGACGCTTCAAAAAACCCAAGTTTTCAGAAGTGGTCGTATGATGGCGGAGACGGCGAGGAATAGTGGATGTATGAGTACATAGGCGAAAATATAGAAAAGGTGAAGAAGCAAACACAGGCGGCGTTCAACAATTTCAGGCTGACTGTGTTGAAATTCGATGAGCTTAATGTGATGAGCGTTAAGACGGAAACAGAAAGCCTTTTCAAGAAATTGAAGCGGCAGAGCGATAAGTTCTATTCTGGTCTGATTGAATATCTGGCAGAACAGAACGGATTTGAAGCTGATAAGTATGATCTGGATGAACTGCTGGCGACATACAGCAGAACACTTCTGTATGCTTTCTCATCAGAGATGGAACGTAAACAATCTCGGTACTTTGAAACAATTTTGTCCATTGGAGATTTGTCAGACCCGGAAATTCTGGTTCAGCAGAAAAAGAATGTCCGAAACTGGAATATGCAGGTAGAAGAATTTGCAGTAGATATGGAGAGGACGATTTTTCTTAGGGAATTGCAAGATTCCGGCGTGAAGCGAGTCCAATGGGTAACGGCACAGGATGACAAGGTGTGTGCTGAATGCGCTGACTTGAATGGAAGGGTATTCGAGATAGGCAATGTGCCACGCAGACCACATATTGGCTGCCGGTGCTGGCTGAAGGGAGTTTAGAGATGATTCATAAAACAAACACTGTGAAATCACAGAGGAGTCGGGATGACCCAGCGAAAGAAAAGAAACCAAGAAAACCAAGTTATCTGAAAGACAGAAAGACTTCAAGCGGTGTCACGTTTGGAGTGTAACTGTCTTTTTATTTTGCAAGTTCGAGCGTAAGAGGACAGGAACTATACGGAGCGCACCGTGTTAAAAAAGTGTATGTTCTGAAAGAAAAGGAGAAATCGAAATGACAAGAGAAGATATCAAAAAGAGCTTTCCGGATGCTACGGAAGAGCAGATTACGGCGATTCTGAATATCAACGGGAATGATGTGAAGGCATGGAAAGATAAGGTGCCGAAAAAAGCAGATTATGATGAACTGGTTCGTAAGGCTAAAGAGTATGACAAGTTAGAAGAAGCCGGTTTGACAGACGAAGAGAAAGTGCAGAAAGCCTTAAGAGAAGCGGAGGATGCAAAAGCCGACTTTGCGAAAAAAACAAATAGACTGGATGCAGAAAAAATTCTCGTAGCCGCAGGACTGGCAGAGGAGGATTACAAGGATTTGATTGACGGCATTGTGTCTGATGATGCAGATACAACAAAGTCAATGGCAACAAACCTTGCAAATCTGATTACAAAACAGAAAGAATCAGCAGTCCAGAAAACCAAGGAAGAGCTTATGGATGGAACAAATACGCCGGGAGGTTCTGGCGGTGGCGGGGGAGCTGATGACAAGACAGACGCAGAGAAATTTGCGGAGTCTTTGGTAAAAGATAAAGGATCTGATGCGGAAAGCGCAGAGGACATTATCGGAAATTACAAGTAGGAGGTATGAGATTATGGCTATTCAGGCTATGGGTAACGAAAATATTACAGTGGCGGATGAGGTGAATATACTGAAACGACCGGGATTTGAAGCGATTCCGATTACACTTGATTCTACAGCATTTACGGATGGTGTTTGCAAGGCAGGGGCGCCGATTGGTGCAGGCGGAGTGATTAAGAACGATAAGAATTGTATCGGAATCCTGCTTCACGACGTGCCACAGACAAGACCGCAGGGGACAATCCTGAAAAAAGCATATGTCCGCAATGATGTGATTACGAAACATTACGGAACGGCTATTGCCGATGCGGCAAAAACAGCACTTCCTATGATCGTGTTTGAATAAGGGAGGTAAAGAAACGATGATTAACCTGAACGAAGTATATGATTCAGCGGCCATTGCCGTATATACGAAAAATGACAAGAGTAACAGCATTCCAGATCTTGGTCTGGCGTTCTGGCCGAACAAAAGAAAGACATCTATTGATCTAAAATGGATTAAAACAGCGAATGGGCTGCCGGTGTCTCTTGCTCCGAGTAACTTTGATGCGAAGGCTACTATCCGGGCAAGAAAAGGATTCGGCATCAACAAACAGGAAATGGCGTTCTTCCGTGAAGCAATGGTTGTTTCCGAACATGACAGAATCGAGCTGGCGAAGCTGTCTGACGTGACATCTCCGTTTGTGAAAGATGTTGTCAACAATATTTTCAATGACACAAAGACACTGGTGGATGGTGCAAATGTTGTTCCTGAAAGAATGAGAATGCAGCTCCTGTTCCCGGAGGCTGACGGTCCATCTATCTACATTTCCAGTGATGGAGTGGTGTATCAGTATAATTATGATGCTGATGGTCAGTGGGCGAAGAACAACAGAAAGGTTTTGAGTGGGACAAGACTGTGGGCGAATCCAGAGACGGCGAAACCTCTTGATGATATTGCGAAAATCATCGAGGATGCAAATGAGCCGATTAAATACCTGGTAATGTCCCAGGCAGAGCTTACGCTTCTGAAGAACTGTAAGCAGGTACAGCAGGCGATTCTTGCGCAGAATCAAACTGCAAATGTTTATATGACAAGCCAGCTTGTGAAGAACCTGATTTCCGACTTGCATCCTGGTGTGGAAGTTGTTGTATACAAGAAAAAATACAAGGATGAAGCAGGGGTTACACATCCGTTTGTGCCAGATGGATTTGTGGCATTTGTACCTGAAGGAAATCTCGGAAACACATGGTTTGGTATGACTCCGGAAGAACTGGCGAAGATGGAAGCGAAGGATGTTGATGTGACGATTCTTCCGTCTGGTGTGGCTGTCGCAGTAGTTACTACATATGATTCCACTATGCAGACAATGACGGTTGTTGCGGAAACACTTCTTCCATCTTATGAAAGAATGGATTCCGTGTATCTTCTGGAAACAGGAACAGTGGACGATGCGACAGATGGTGAAATCGGAGAACTGAATGTAACAAGTGCAGCGAGTGCTTCAACAATGGGAAGTACGGTAATTACTGTTGATCCGGAACTTACAGAAGGAAATTCTTATCGCTATAAGATTGGAAGTAATGTAACTGTTCCGGAATACGGAGCAAACGTGCGGATGTACAGTGCGTGGGATGGTGAATCTGAAATTGTAGCGGAAACTGGAAAGAAAATTTTGATTGTAGAGTGTGATGGATCATACGGAGCCGTGAAAGCAGGAATTGCTACAGTAACAGCGAAAGATTCATAGGAGTGATAGATCATGGATATTCAGAGCGAAGTATATGCGGATTTGGTGTCTGAACTGAATCTGACAAAAGAGAGCGATAAGGCGGCTATGCTTGTGAAAGTGAAAAATGCTGTCTGGGAAGTGAAAAACCGGCGGAGTTATCCGTCGCACTTCACCGAGGAGGGCATCCAGAAAGACCTTGCTACACTTTACTCGAATATCCGTGGACTGGCTCTTTATGATTATAACCAGATCGGAGCAGAAGGGCAGAGCGCCCATTCAGAAAATGGAACATCGAGGACATGGAAGGACAGAGAGGATTGTCTGAAAGGAGTTTTTGCATGGGCAGGATTCTAAGAAGAAAGGTTTGGTGATCCAGTATCTCCCAGCGGCAGGGTAACGTCGCAAATTAGTCTTAAGCTAGTCATTGATTAGTCAAAGAAGATTGTGCGTGGTGAGAACCGCAGGGTGCGCTCGGTATTGGTGGTGGGGAGAGCGCAAAATATGTTGGAAAAAACTTCCTTTTGTCGTATAATAACGATGAAAGGAGATGGGGAAAACATGGATATAATCGGAGTAATAGCAGATATTTGTACGATTGTGGGGTTATTCGTTGCAATTTTTGTTGCTTCACAAGTGACGAAAATTACTAAATCAAATAATAATAACACAGGAGAAATTCACCAAGGGGATGGGAATCAGAAAGTTGCAAAGGATAAGGCTGCATTTGCAGATCATAATTCAAAGGCTGTATATAATGATTATTCTGATTCTACGATATATGGAGAGATTGATGAAATTCCTGATGTGGATGACAATAGATATACGATAGAGGTGGAGGAAGTCCAAAAATATAGTAAGGGAGTGTCTGAAGAGATGAGCAATTTAGTAGTTCCGAGCAGTACAAATACTGTGTGTATATCAGCCGATTTTACGGACGAGACATCTAAACCACAAGAATCAAGATGGTTGGGGTATGCTATAAAATCATTACCGATGAGAGATTGGAGAGGTTTCGTTGAAAATGATTTTACATTGAAATTTAACTATATCTCAACGGAAAGTATTGATACTATTTCAATAGAACTTACAAATAAGGTCTCCAATAAGAAAATATTGCAGAGACATTTAACTGTAAGTAATAAAAATAAAGAATTTGTGTTACCTCTAGGTAAATATAAAAAGGATATTATTGATTGGAAGTCTGTGGACGAAATTTGCTTTGTGTTTTTCCCAGAGGAATGCATAGCTAAAAAGGGAACAATATACATAAGTGATTTATCTTTGATTAGGCAGTAAGGAGAATAAAATAAATATGAGGCGATGAGAAGTTTAAAGAATAACCAACGACAGCTCTGGTACGCATTGTACCAAGACAAGATTCCTATTGTGGATGAAAATGGAGACGAGACCGGGGATTATACGGCAGGGTATAGTTCGCCGGTTTCTTTTTATGCAAATTTATCACCGGGCAAAGGTACAGCGCAGGCAGCAGTGTTCGGAACGGATATAGACTTTACACGGTCTATTTCTACAACGGATATGGACTTGCCGATTACCGAGACATCGCTTGTATGGTATGAAACGGAGCCGGTTCTTCTGGATGATGGAACGGCTGACCCGGCATCGGCAGATTATGAAGTGTCGGCACCGCGTGCGGATGGTCTGAATGAATTGGTGATTGCGTTGAAAGCGAGGGCGAAGAACGCCCAGTAAGGAGAGAACATGAAGAAATTATTTATTTCACAGCCCATGAAAGGCAAGTCAGACGAAGATATTCTGAAAGAAAGAGATACAGCAATCAGGAAAGCAGAAGCGGTAGTTGGAGAACCCGTGGAAGTGATTGATTCATTTTTCCAGAACGCACCGGCAGACGCAAGACCC